GATAACGACCCTTTAAGTTTACAGGCAATGCCCTTTAGTGGTACAATAATACTACTACCGCTACTGGTCATATCCTTTGGCTATGTCTATAAGGTGGAGGAAATTGACAATGAGTAGGATAAAGGAACGTTTGATCGGGTATGAGGGAGGCGATGATAACGATGTTAGACCCATTACCCGATTGATTGATGAGATGGTTGATTATGAAATGTTAGCCATGACATTACAGGAGGCGCACCAACGCGCAGAGGATAGCGTTAGGGCTTACTACAATACCCTGACAGCCAAAGAGTTTTTAGACCAACATAAGAGGGCTTTTAGCCATGAGTAGATGCAAAGCGTGTGACGTTATAATGAATGAGTTTGAGATGAGAAGGATTGACAGAGCGACAGGGGAATACTCAGAGTTATGCTCAGATTGCCTGTCAGCATCCAATGAGGCAACAAGGGATATAGACAGCCCTATGCATACGATTCTTGATGATATTGTTAATCCCTTTGAATTCCTAGCGGATATGGAGGAACAATAGTAGTATTCATTTGATGAATAATGGGTATAACTTTCAATGATTGAGGTTATGCCCTAATTCATGTTATACTATACTTATGTATTAAAGGAAAATATTTAATATATAATTATAGTATTAACCAAACGATTCTTAAGTTATACATAAGGGTCATTCACTAAGCTAGAGAAAAAGAGGTAGTAACTATGGCAGTATTAGAAGGTCTATTGGCGTTTGAAAACTTGGAAGAGCATGAGATGTATCAAGGTCAGTCAACTGGTAAGTTCTCAGTTGTCCTAACCTTGGATGAGTCAACTGCTGACGAGTTGGTAGGAAAAGGTGTAAAGTTGCGTGAGTATGAAGGCGCAAAGCAAAGGAAGTTCTCAACTAAGTACAGTGTCCCTGTGCTTGATGCAGAAGGAGGGTCTTTTAAGGGGCGTATTGGTAGAGGTTCTAAGGTTCGTGTCCTGTACGCAGAGGGTACTCCTCATCCTGTACACGGTACTTCAGTCTATCTCAATAAGATTAAGGTCTTAGAGCAAGCTGAAGATACTGGTGGAGAGGACTTCTAAATGACATCCTCGTTTGTCCGACATGAGCCGTGCCCCAAGTGTGGCTCAAGGGATAACTTGGCGAGGTACTCCGATGGTCACGCCACCTGTTTTTCAGGTGGTTGTGGCTACTATGAGAAAGGGAATGGTCAGGTTATAGAACAAGCAACACAAAGAAAAGCGAGGCATTTGGAAATGACAGGAACAGTAGCGGCAATCCCTGACAGGAGAATAAGCCAAGAGGTGGCTAAGAAGTACGGAGTCACCGTTGAGTTTGCCCCTGATGGGAAGGTCAGTAAACACCATTACCCATACCACGACAAGGACTCAGGTGCAGTGTTAGGCACTAAGGTACGCATCGTGGACAACAAGAACTTTTATGCTACAGGAGAATTTAATAATGTTGGGTTGTTCGGTCAACAAGCTTTCAAGGGTGGCGGTAAATACATTACGGTCACAGAGGGCGAGGCAGACGCACTTGCAGTTCACGAAATGTTTGACGGAAAATGGCCTGTTGTCTCCATTAGAAGTGGCTCAAATGGAGCATCAAAAGACATTAAAGAAAACCTTGAGTGGTTAGAGTCCTTTGAGAACGTAGTCATTTGTTTTGACGCAGATAAAGCAGGGCAGTTGGCGGCTAAGTCAGTCCTTGATTTGTTCACCCCTAACAAGGCAAAGAATGTCGTATTGTCCATGAAGGACGCAGGGGATATGCTCAAGGCTAACAAGGTCACTACCTTTGTTCGTGAGTGGTGGAACGCTAAGTCATATCAGCCCGATGGAATCATTGCAGGTAATGAGACTTGGGATTTAATCATTAAGCAATCCGATGTTAAGTCCATACCCTATCCTTGGGCTTGTCTGAATGAGTACACCTATGGGTTCCGTCCGCGTGAGTTAGTCACGATCACTAGCGGTAGCGGTATGGGTAAGTCTCAAATGGTACGTGAGTTAGAGCATTACCTGTTAGGTGCTACGGAGGACAACATAGGCATCCTAGCGTTGGAGGAGGACATACCTAAGACAGCATTAGGCATCATGTCCATTGAAGCTGAGAAGCAACTACATCTTAACCAAACTATCTCTGAGGAAGAGAAGAAGAGTTATTGGGATAAGACGTTAGGCTCTGGGCGTATCTATATGTTTGATCACTGGGGTTCTACTAATGAGGACAACCTACTTGGGCGCATACGTTATATGGCTAAAGGGTTGGACTGCAAGTGGATCATCCTTGACCACCTAAGCATTGTGGTCAGCGATCAGGACAATGGGGACGAGCGTAAAGCCATCGACAGCATTATGACTAACCTTAGAAAGCTAGTTCAGGAGACAGGTGTAGGGCTATTCCTAGTATCACACTTGCGTAGACCTAGCGGCTCAAAGGCGCATGAAGATGGCGGTAAGATTAGTTTAGGAGAACTCAGAGGTTCAGCGGCTATTGCACAGCTAAGTGATATGGTCATTGGACTTGAACGAGATCAGCAACACGCTGACCCTGAGACACGGAACACCACAACAGTTCGTGTACTCAAGAACAGATTTGTTGGACTCACTGGTGCGGCTTGTTACCTTTACTATGATAAAGAGACAGGTCGGATGATTGAAACTAGTTGCCCTATGGGTGAAGAATCGGAGTTTTAATTATGAAACAGTTTGTACTTGACATTGAAGCCAATGGCCTTGACCCTGATACCGTGTGGTGTATTGTTGTGCAACAGCTAGGAGGACACGATGATCCCTTAACTTGGTCAGGAGACAGACTACCTGAATTTATAACTTGGTTACAACTTCAGGACGAGTGCGAACTAATTGGTCACAACCTTATAGGGTATGACATACCTGTACTGGAGAAAATACTGGCGGTAGACTTTAGCAAGTGTAAAATAACTGACACACTGGTAATGTCCCGACTAGCTAATCCATCAAGAGAGGGTGGTCATTCCTTAGATAACTGGGGTACTGTACTTAATTGCCCTAAAGGAGATCATAATGTTTGGGGTGTTTTTTCGTATGATATGTTGGAGTATTGCATACAGGACGTTAGAGTTAATGCGTTGGTGTACAAGAGATTGCTTTCTGAACTTAGAGGTTTTGAGCCTGAGAGCATTAATCTTGAGCATCAAGTACAAAGCATTGTTACTCAGCAGATTAAACAGGGATGGCTTTTAGACCAAGAGAAAGCTTATCATTTACTGGCTACACTAAAGGAGAAGAAGAATGACCTTGAAGACGAAGTGCATCAGGTTTTCAAACCATTGCCAACATTTGTCAAAGAGATTACACCTAAGATTAAGAAGGACGGTACACTCTCTGTTGTTGGACTTAAGTTCCTTGGCGAACAATGGCAAACAGCAGTAGCACCCTTTAGTCGCATAGATTTCCCTGTGTTTAATCTAGGCTCAAGACAGCAGATAGGCAGACACTTGCAATACTATGGGTGGAAACCTAAGCAATTCACTGAGACAGGACAGGCCATCGTTGATGAGGCAGTGCTAGGTACAGTGAAGGGCATACCACAGGCCGCTTTGATAGCTGAGTATCTTATGATACAGAAGCGTGTGGCTCAGGTACAGAGTTGGCTAGAGGCTGTTAAGGACGATGGAAGAGTACATGGGTATGTCAACGCTAACGGTGCAGTGACAGGACGTATGACTCATTCAAGTCCCAACATGGGTCAAGTACCTGCGGTTTACTCACCGTATGGTAAGCAGTGCAGGGACGTATGGACAGTACCAGAAGGTTACAAACTTGTAGGTATGGACGCAAGCGGTCTTGAGTTACGGATGCTTGCACATTACATGAATGACGAGGGCTATACAAATGAAATTCTCACAGGAGACATTCACACGGCAAATCAGTTGGCTAGCGGCCTTGAAACTAGAGATCAAGCAAAGACTTTCATATACGCTTTCCTTTATGGTGCAGGAGATGCCAAGATCGGAAGTATCGTTGGAGGAACTGCAAAGGATGGTAAACGACTTAAGGAAAAATTCCTTGGAAATACGCCATCTCTTGGAAGACTACGAGAGCGAGTTGGAGTGGCATCTGGAAGAGGCTATGTTCTTGGCTTGGATGGGCGAAGGGTCTATGTACGGTCACAACACGCGGCACTGAACACTTTGTTGCAATCCGCAGGGGCTATTGTTATGAAGAAAGCCTTATGTTTGTTGGATGAATATGCAACTAAGTGGAACATTAACTATAACTTTATAGGAAACATACACGATGAAATCCAGACAGAGGTTAGAGAAGAGAAATCAGAGGTTTTCGGAAGACTTGCAACCAGTTGTGTCGAAGCCGCAGGACTCCACTACAAACTCAACTGCCCTCTCGCAGGGGAATTTAAAGTTGGAGATAGTTGGGCAGACACCCACTAACCCCACGAACACAAGAGGCGGTGAATACGTGTTTGAAGAAGGAGAGTGGTGGTATTTGAATGGTGTAGATGGAGGACGCAGGAGGGCTAATTCTCAACAAGCCAGACAAAACACTAGAATGTGGGTTGATGGCAAGTATGTATCTAAGTCACACCCCCTGTACAAAGCAGGGAGATACAAAGGTTTTGAGGAAGCGGCCTTTAGTTCCTTGGAAAACTACAAGGAGAGTGCGGAAGGTGAGGTGTACATCATAACTAACCCTGCATGGGATGGTTGGGTCAAGGTAGGCATGGCTGTGGACGCGGAGGATAGGTTAAAAAACTATCAAACCTCTTCCCCTTTCAGAGATTATGTGTTATACTATAGTTATAAGACTGATGATAGACGTAAGGCTGAATCCACAGCCCACTCAAGATTAGAGCAGTTGTTTGAAAGGAATAACGAGTGGTTCAAATGTACACCACAGGAAGCCAAAGGGGTTTTACATGAACAACAACAAGACAACGGATAACTTGGTGCAAGACATCTACGATCTAATGGTCAGCAAGGATGCTGATTCATCCGTAGACGTTGAGGCAGAGATAGATAAGTTCGGTGAAGGTGTTAAGGCTCTTATGCGTACAGAGTTTGGACAGGAGAAGCGTAAGGATAACCGTAAGCTACGCCTGTCTAACATTGGACGCACTGATCGCTACCTTTGGAATCACTTTAATGGAACTGAGGGCGAGGACATTCTGCCCCATACGTATGTAAAGTTTATGTACGGTCACTTGATTGAGGAGATGTTGTTATTCCTTACTCGTATGGCAGGACACTCAGTTACTGATGAGCAGAAGGTGTGTAAGGTAAACGACATTGTAGGTCACATGGACTGTAAGATTGACGGTGTTGTTACTGATGTTAAGTCTGCCAGTAGCTATGGGTTTAAGAAGTTCAAGGATGCTACTTTAGTTAATGATGATTCTTTTGGTTACATAGATCAGATCAAAGCTTATGCTAAGTCTGAAGGAGAACGTCAGGTAGGTTGGCTAACGATGGATAAAGCCAATGGACATTTAACTTATCTTAAGTATGACTTAGATGACACTGACAACGATAAGCTTAAGGAAGACATTGGGGATCGTGTTGATCACATCAAAGCTTTAGTTTTAGGCAATGAGCCAAAAAAGTATTGTTATGAGCCAGTACCTGATGGCAAGTCAGGCAACATGAAGTTAGCTGTAGGTTGCTCCTACTGTCAGTTTAAAAAACATTGCTACCCAGACTTAAGAGTATTTAACTATTCCTACGCTCCTAAGTTTCTCTGTAAGGTAGTTAAGGAACCTAACGTACAGGAGATCATACTAGATGAAGAAGGTTTTTAGATCGGGACTTGAGTCTGCTCTTTATGATCAGCTTAATAAAGAGTTTGAGTATGAGCCTTACAAAGTACCTTACATTATACGTAAGAATTATCTCCCAGACTTTGTACATGAAAGCAAGAAGATATTGATTGAGGCTAAGGGTTACTTTAGAATAGGGGACACACAGAAATACACATCCATAAGAGATTCTATCGGAGATTGGGAGTTAGTATTTGTGTTGTCAGACCCTAACAAAAAAGTAAGGAAGGGTAACAAGATAACTATGGGGCAGTGGTGTGATAAAGAAGGTTTTGCTCACTTCACTGTGAAGACAACTAAAGAGTTACTGAAGTATGTGAGGAATAAAAATGTCACTAACACTTGAGGAATTAAAGGAAGAAGTAATAAGGGAGTACGATGTTGTTTTACTGTGTGAAGTGTTGGACATAACCCCTGAAGATATTTTAGATGCTTTTGAAGATCGTTTAATTATTAATAGAGATAAATTCACAGAGGATGATAATTATGAAACTGAATAATTGGGAAGATGATCCATATTGTAATGACCCATACTCACCTTATTTTGGTGAACTAAAATGTATGATACCTGAAGACTATGACCCTGACGACTGGGAAGTTGTAGAGAAAATCTCAGAAAACGGTTACGCCTCAACTATTTCTTTCATAAAGAAGGAGAATAAAGCATGAGACTTAATGATGCAACTCCTGCTGAGTGGGATAGATTACGAAAGGAAATACCTGCTATTGAAAAAGTACCTAAGATAGACAAGGCTATGAAAGCTTATGTGGACATGGCTGATGAAGAACTTGAGGATGTAGTTAATAAGCCTAAGCATTATAATACAGGCAACATTGAGTGTATTGAAGCTATAGAAGAGTCCATGTCCTCAGTAGCATTCAAAGGATACCTCAAGGGTAACTGTATGAAGTACCTGTGGCGTTATGATTACAAAGGAAGACAGGTAGAGGACTTAAACAAAGCCAAGTGGTACTTAAACAAGCTAACAATTATAGTTTCTAAGGAGAACAGTTAATGGATCAATATCAGCAGTTTATACACAAGTCTCGTTATGCACGTTGGCTTCCAGAACATAACCGTAGAGAGACATGGGAAGAAACAGTGTACCGCTACATACAGTTTTGGAGAGACCGTGAGCAAATTACAGTTAAGGAAGGACAGAAGCTATATGACGCTATTCACAGCCAATCGGTAATGCCTAGTATGCGTTGTATGATGACAGCAGGGGTAGCTTTAGAGAAGGACAATGTAGCAGGGTTTAACTGTAGCTACTTACACATAGACTCACCTCGTAGCTTTGATGAGTTAATGTATGTTCTTATGTGTGGTACAGGTGTAGGCTTTAGTGTTGAACGTAACTTTATTAATAAACTACCTGAGATTGCTGAAAGCTTTCACAAGACCGACAGTCTCATTGTAGTGTCCGACAGCAAGATAGGATGGGCTTCCGCATTCCGTGAGTTAATTGCTATGCTGTACGCAGGGAAAATACCTCAGTGGGATGTAAGCAGAGTTAGAGGGTCAGGGGAAAGACTTAAGACCTTTGGTGGTAGAGCAAGTGGCCCTGAGCCTTTGGTAGATTTGTTTAACTTCTGTATTGAAGTCTTTCAGAAAGCTAAAGGCCGTAAGCTGACATCCATTGAGTGCCACGATATTGTATGTAAGATTGCAGACATTGTAGTTGTAGGTGGTGTTAGACGTTCAGCATTGATTAGTTTATCTAACCTATCTGATCAACGGATGGCTAAAGCTAAATCAGGGGATTGGTGGAGGAATGAAGGACAACGCGCTTTAGCTAACAACAGTGTAGCATACACAGAGAAACCTGACTTTCAATCGTTCCTGTCAGAAATGCAGACGATGTACGAGTCTAAGGCAGGTGAGCGTGGTATCTTTAGTAGGGTGGCGGCACAGAAGATAGCCGCTAGGAATGGCCGTAGAGACCCTGAGCAGGACTTTGGTACTAACCCTTGCTCTGAGATTATACTACGCAGTAATCAGTTCTGTAACTTGTCTGAGGTTGTTGTACGTTCAGACGATACCCTAAAGACTCTGAAAGCTAAAGTAGAAACAGCGGCTATTATTGGTACGCTACAGGCAACCTTGACTGACTTCAGATACCTACGCAATGTTTGGAAACGTAATACAGAGGAAGAAGCGTTGTTAGGTCTTAGTATGACAGGGATTATGGATCATCCTGTTATAGGTAAAACGTCAGACAAAACCGCAGAGTGGTTGGAGGAGTTAAAGAATGTGGCTGTTAAGACAAATAAGAAATGGGCTGAGAAACTTGGGATTAATCAGTCTGTCGCTATTACTTGTGTTAAGCCAAGTGGTACTGTATCTCAGCTTGTTGATAGTGCCTCTGGTATTCATCCTCGTTTCTCTAAGCACTATATTAGAAGAGTACGTTCGGACAAGAAAGACCCACTTGCGGTCTTTATGGAACAAGCAGGATTCCCAGTAGAACAAGATGTTATGTCACCTAGTTCCTCTGTGTTTAGCTTCCCTGTTAAAGCGCCTAAGTCCAGTACAACAGTGTCTGAAGTAGGTGCAATGGAACAGTTAAAACTTTGGAAGACATATCAGAACTACTGGTGTGAGCATAAGCCAAGTATCACTGTTTATTATACAGACGATGAGTTCTTGGAAGTTGCTCAGTGGATTTGGAACAACTTTGACTTGTGCAGTGGGATTAGTTTGTTGCCAGTAAGTGATCATGTGTATCAGCAAGCTCCTTATGAAGACATCAGTAAGGAAAAGTATCAGGAGTTAATACAGCAGATGCCTATGAATGTAGATTGGAACGACCTTGAGCAGTTTGAGAAGGAAGACAACACTACAGGTTCTCAAGAGTTAGCGTGTACTGGAGGAGCGTGTGAGATAGTGTAGAGTTATAACCTGTTATAAAACTAAAGCCCTTTAGGTTTCCCTAGAGGGCTTTTTATTACGGTCTAGCTAACAACTCTGGTACGTCTTTCTCCTCTTCTGTTGCTAATCCTTTTAAGATATCAGCAATATAGATTCTATCCGCGTGTAACTGCTTTATCATTGTTTTTTCTTTTGAGTTTTTAATTGCTTTATCTGTTGCTTGTAGTATTTGACCAAACAATTTCTTAGTTCTAGCAGGAGCGGCACGTCCCATAGCGGCTTTACTTAATCCTGTTAAAGCTAAACCCCCTGCCATGTATGGGATTAACTGAGGAAAACTAATTGCTCCTGCTGTTGTCGATCCAAACACTGCGGCATTAGCTAACCACAAACCTCTTTGACTGTCATAAGGAAGAACTTTAGATATGTTTTGTACTGTTCTTCCTAATATTGTTGAAAATTCTTCAGCGGCTTTAGGATTTATATTATCCAACGCATTATACATTAAAGATTGTTCCCTTAAAGATTTTTTCACACCTGCGCTAGGGACAGTTTCGTCAACAAGATTGTTTAAAGTTTTTCGTATTGTCTTAAAAGGAACGCTTAAAGCGTTTTCATCTACTGCGTTAAATATAGACCCTTTATTATCTAATATGTATTTATCTAGTTCTTGTCGCGCCCTTATGAGATTAGCAGGGGTTAGCGGTTTACTGTCTATAATATCCAAAGTTTTTGTCAGTAAAGCGTTAGCGGTTTTTTGTAAAGGTTTTTGGCCCTGTATCAGAGGATTAGTCTCAATAAGGTTTTGTATTTCTGCGCTTAACCGCAGGTCAACATCTTCTTTTTTTAAACTTGTGGCTATCCCTGTGGAGGCAACTCTGTTTTTTTCTTGAGCCTCTAATTTATTAATTAAACTGTTTGCCTTGCTATAAATATTTTCTCTTATAAATATAGCGTTGTTTTTTAAAGTTTTAGTATAATCCACTTCAGGAATTGCCTGTAAAAGTTTAGACATTTCTTTTTCATCGGGACTTTGATCAACAACTGCTTTTTGTAGCACACCTTCTACTCTAGTTCTTGGTAGCTGTGCCTCTAAAACTTTTTTTGTTTGAACAGGTTTTATTAAATCGTTAATAAATTTTTCTTTTGTTTTTCTTATTTTTTTATCACTGGCTTTTACAATTTTAGTACCTGCTGAACCCACTGAATTTGATATTGGTTTAGATAATACACTTGGCCCTAAAAGCATTGGTATGTTTATAACCGCTTCTATTGCTTTAAATGTTTCAGGGTTTTCTTTTTTTAATCTTTTATATTCTGACATACCCCCATCTAAAGCTTGTAAAGCTAATTGACCTGCTGAAGTGTTTAATACCGTATTAGTAGAGTTTTTAATTGTGTCTATAATGGGCTGTTCAATGGTGTCAGGAACTAATAAACTAACTCCTTTTACCCCTACCCCTACTGTTTCAGCTATGACATCTATAGGTACTCCGAAGCCTAAAGCAACCACGTTCATTGTGTCCCCTACCGCAGGATGAACTGTTCCTTTAAGCACTGCTTTACGTGTTCCTTGGGCAGACTCAATTCTTTTATCAAAACCTTCCATAAAGCTATTGACAGCATCGGGAATTAAATCAGTAAACTCACCAAGCTGACTTGAGTAACTAACAGGTTCTTCTATGGTGTCATTTAAAACAGCATTGGGACTATAGTTTGTAATGTAACTAGCAAGTTTTTTAGCACTTTCAACATCACCTGCGTCATGTGCGGCCTTTAAAGCTTCTGTAGCTTGCTGTAATACAGGGTCTAATTCAGCCATTATTTGGACGCTCCTGAGTTTTGGTTTGCGTATAAATCAAGAAGTTTTTGAATTTCAGGTTCTACTTTAGTCTTTTGATCATACGCCCAAGAAAAGTCTGGAACATCTACAGTCAGTCCAAATTGAGCCACTTCTTCACCTAAGTTAGCTATTTGTTTATTATGTTCTTGTATCTTTTTCCTAGTTGCTCTAGCTTGTAACTTAATAAGTCTTTTTAAAGACTCGCCATCAAGAGTTATTGTACCACCTACAATTCCTTTAGCAAACTCCCTATCAGCGTCAGAAAGACCAGTACCTGCACCAAACGCTTTAATAACTTCAGCAACAAGATTACCTGCATTAGCTATAAATGTTTCTGTGTTGCTTATTAATTCTTTTCCTTCACCGCTTATTAAACCAACAGCTTTTAATAACTTACCTGCCCCTAGTTTTATCTCAGCCCCAGTACCTGTTAGAATACCTGCGCCTTTGCTTATTGTGTCCCATTGAGTGTCTATTACGTCACTTTTTAAAGAAGCTGCTTTAGCGTCATTAAATTGCGCTATAAGACTATCTGCTCTTTTATCGCCTAGTCGTTCTATAAACGCACTTCGTCCCTCTTGACCTAAGTTTACTTCTACTGATGTACCATTTTTTTCCATAGTAGTTCCTACAGGAGCAGGTCTTTTTGTTAAAGCGTCAACAACTACGTCATCTTTTCCTTTCTCACTTTTTATAGCTAACATTATTGGATTACCGTCTGGCGTTGATCCTGAAAAAGGTTTACTTATTTCTACACCCTTTTTATCAGGAGTAAGCATAGGTAATAGTTTAGAAGGGTCACTATCAAAAACACCTGCATCAATCAAAGGAATAATATTTTCATATTTTTTATCTTTAGACAAACGTGTTTTTAAAGAGTTTCTAAGATCAAGAACAGCATCTGATTTTGCTTTTGATGCATCCCTTTGTCTCTTCTGTTGAGCAAAGGCCGCCACTAACTTAGGTGTTTGAGCAGGATTAATTGAATTGACAAGCTGAAGTATCTTAGGTTGGTCGTTTGGATCGTTTATGTCCAAGTTTGCCATCATAGCCTGTGCTTTCTCAGCAGTAGACCTAGTGTCTGAGCCTGTTAATGCTCCCATGCCTCTACGCATAGTCCTAGCGGCATCAGCACCATGTTGCAACATACGCTGTTCATAAGTAGACGGAATAGCCGCTTGTGTCTGTGGTTGTAATAGCTGAGAAGTCAGCATACCTTGTAAATCTGTTGGGTTAGCCATCTCTACTCTCCTCCGTCATAATCATAATAATCATCATACTCGTCCATTTCATCCTCTAAATCAGAATAAACAGGATTACCTATCCAATCAGGAAGCCAATCATATTCTCCACCACTGCCTCCTAAAAGTCTTTCTAATAAACCACCACCAAAGCTTCCAGTTGTTGGGTTTTGTGCTCCTAGTGTGCTTTGAAGTGCCGCATTTAACTGCTGTTGTCTTAGTTCGTTAGCTAACTGACTTCCCTGCATTAAGGACTCAATCCCTCCTAAACCAAGTTGTGCCTGTAGTTCAGTACCTTGTAGTCTTCCTGCGCTTGCAAACTGTGCAGGAATTTGGCTTTGTCTTAGCATTTCAAGGGCTTGATTTTGTGGTGTATATCCTGCCTGTAGCATTCCTGTACCTAAACCTAATCTTCCTTGCTGTAATGCTTGCTGTATCTGTGCACTGGACATATCTGAACGCTGTAAGTTCATTATGTCTTCTAGTTGCTGTCTTCGCATTGTGTTGCTTGCTTGTGTCCCTGTAAGACCTAAGTTAGCTAAAGCAGTACCTCTCCCAATACCTGCTGTCTCAAGGTCAGACGCTATACCTGCAAGCTGTCCTGCTGTTGTACCTGCGGTAGTAGCACGAGACAGTCCTTCACTACGTAACTGTGATTCAATCTGCTCTGCGCTTAGACCTAGCTGAGACAACTGTGTTGCCCTTGCTTGTGAGGCTGAGTCAAGATCAGACCTAATTCCTGCCATTTGTCCTGCCGCTTGCGTTGTTTGTAAGCCTCTGGACAATCCTTCACTTTCTAACTGAGACTGTACCTGATCAGCACTTAAACCTAACTGAGTTAGCTGTGTTGCTCTTGCCTGTGCAGAGGACTGTAGATCAGAAAGCATACCTGCTGTTTGACCAGTGGTTTGTGTAGCCTGTAATCCTCTACCTAAACCTTCACTCTCTAGCTGAGATTGTATTTGATCAGCATTTAAACCTAACTGCGTCAACTGAGATGCTCGTGATTGTGCCGCAGATTGTAAGTCAGAGGAAGTACCTGCTAGTCCTGTAGTAAGTCCTGTTAGAGACTGAGCAGTCGCTAGTCCTTGCTCTTGTTCTGCCATAGCTTGCTGTCTAGCTGACAACCCTGCACGAGCCATTGCTTCCTGACGAGCAGTTTCCATAGCTAACAGTTCTGGGGAAGCACCACCGTATGCATCGGAGGAAACACCAGTACGTCCTTGAGCCAACATACGCTCCTCTAAAGCTAAACGCTGACGTTGTTCTTCAGGAGTCTGTGTTGCTCTAATAGACTCATATATGTCAGCCTGTCTTTGTTCAGGTGTAGAAAGAAGCCCTTGACCTGCTTGACCTGCTAGTCCTGCGTACTGTGAACGTAAAGCCTCTATGTCTGTAGGAGCAGAGGTGTCCTGTAAACCTTGCATACCTAATCCGTATACTTGACTAGCTACTTGAGAAGGTAAAGTAGACGCAGTTTGAGAAAGTAAATCACTTGCTCTAGTACTTACTTGCTGTTGTAAACCCGACAACGTAGGATCAGGAGCAATATTTTGTAAGCCTTGACTACCTAAACCATAGGCTTGTCTTGATACATCTGTAGGAGCAGTAGTTACAGGCTGTTGTAACCTACTTCCTGCCTGTGAGGTAAGTAAACCCTGTAAGCTACCAAAACCTTCCTGTCCTTGACCATATTGTCCTAAGCCTTGACTGCCTAAGCGTAGTGCCTGTTGTCCCAATGCACCAATACCTGCATCAGGTTGCTGACCTAAGTAACCACCAACTTGTCCTGCAAATTGACCACGTAGTTGATTAATGTCAAAAGGCTGTCCTGCTCTACCTAATTGTCTCTGTGCGCCTGAGATACCTGCTTGAGTTAAACCTTCCAAACCAGTAGGCTGTCCGTACTGTCCTAGTGATTGACCAAACAGACCACCCATTGCTCCACGTTGTGCGGATATGGAAGGATCATAAGAACCTGTTTGACCAAGGAATTGACCTGCCTGTCCTAATGCTTGATTCTGTAATGCTTGTTGTTGTGGGCTAAGGTTTAAAGTATAACCGCCTGTTGGATCAGTCTGTACTTTAGCAAGGTTGCTTGTGACCGTGTAGGGTTTGAACTGAGAGCCATCAGCCGCACGTTGGCCTATTTGTTCAGCTAAATTAAAACCTGCTTCGCCAGTACCGTAAGCCGCCTCTATTCCTTCCTTACCTCTATAATATCCTCCTAATGTCCCTAAAAAGTCCTGAAGAGAACCTCCAGTAAGTAAACCACCTAATCCTGCTAAGGCCATTCCTGTGTCTAAGCCACCAGTGCTAGGGGACATACCTGAGTAGTCCAAAGGAGCATAAGGACTAGTACCTCCAGTACCAGTGTTACCACCAGTTAGCACAGGATCGTTAGCTATGCCTGTTGGTGGTACGTCTTGTCCTGTTTGTCCTAAGTTATAAAACAAGTCACCGCGTGGTTGCCCTAAATTAGGATCAAAACCACTAGGGTCATACGGAGCTTCGTCACTTAAAAAAGGATCAGGATAACCAAAAACACCACCTCCACCTTTGCCATCTTTTCCTCTATAACGCATATCACTGACCAGATCGTCTCCACCACCTTGTGATGGCATCTTACCTAATGTTCTACCGAATTCAGACTGAAAATCTTCAGGGCTGTAGTACGTATTAGCCGCATCCCCTGTAAGACCAAACGCAGAGGAGTCTCGCATATATTGATTTGTCTTTGGGTCATAACTAAACGTAGGGAAAATAGAACTACCATCAGAACCAACCTGTGCATTCTTTTGAGCCATTTGGTTCATAAAGTCTACATTGGTTTGGTATGGGTTTGGTTGTCCTAAGTTAGGATCAGAGTACAAGGATGCAGGGTCTAGCAATTGTCCAGGATTTCTGTCGTAAAACCCTTTACTGCCCCCTTGATAAATTCCTGTATCCGCCTCATTAGAATTATATGCAGGATCAGAGTAAAGACTAGGGTTGACATAACCACCCATGTTCTGATCAATGTTCCTTGTCAGTCCTTGCTTGTAGGCAGAGGTTTCTCTAAGGTTAGGCAAACCTCCTCCACCAGTGTTACGCAAAGGCTGTCTAATAGCAGAAGATACTCCCATCCCTGCTTGTGTTGGTTGATTTCTTAAGGAAGATGTGGGCATACCATATCCCTGCCTTAAGTATTTAGAACTTAGGTCTCCTGCAAACATTGACATTAGTATGATCCTCCAGAAATAGTATCAGCAGTTATCGTGCCAGTGACATTTAAAGTAGTAGCTGTAACAGTTCCTGTAAACGTAGGACTAGCTGTGTTTGCTTTTGTTGCACTAGCTGTAGCAATATTATTAAATTCAGAATCTATTTCTGTACCTTTAACAATTTTATTTGGGTCTCCTGAACTTAGAGAGTCCTTAGTTGCAAAGTTAGTTGTCTTTGTATAATTAGACATTAGATAAGTCTCCCTAGTAAAGCGTGTATGTCAATTTTTTGAATAGAAAAAGCAGAAGCATTTATCTCAGCTTCAATGCCAATAGTTACAACCTCTCCGTTACCACTTGTGTTTACCTTTGGAGTATTCACAACTACAGATGCTGTATATTCACCAGTTGTATTGTATTCCGAAACCCCATATTCAGCAAGGGAGGACGAACCAAAAACAAAAGCTTGTTTAGTGTAGCTTGAAGTATAGTCATAACCCCAGTTAA